TAGTTGTAAATACTGGTACTACATTTACTCAAACTTTTTCACTAGAAAATAGTGATTCTAGTTCTTCTTTAAATTTGAGTGGATACACAGTATCTGCTCAAATGAGAAAACATCCTGGTAGTTCATCATATACATCATTCACCGCGTCTGTTTTAAATCCTACAGCAGGAACAATCAGAGTCGGATTGGGAACCACCTCAACTGCCACTCTTAAACCAGGTCGTTATGTTTATGATGTTTTAATTTCTGACAATACGGGAGTAATAACCAGAGTTGTTGAAGGATCTGTTCTCGTTAGAGAAGGAGTAACTCGCTAATGGCAGACATTAGAGTTAGAGTTGGCGCACAAAACGCAATTAAAGTAGTTTCGTCATTAGCAGGTACTAAAGAAATTTCTTTAGCTGATCTAACAGACGTTAATTTACCACCAGCCCTTTTAAATGGAATGGTCCTCGTATATAACGCATCAACATCAAAGTGGGACGCTACACTAGAATTAACCCCAGGCGTATCACAGAATTTAGACATCAACGGAGGTAGCTTTTAATGGCAAGTATTATTAGGATTAAAAGATCCTCTGGTACGAGTTTACCTGGAAGTCTACAATGGGGTGAATTAGCCTACGTAACTGGCATTGGTAGTGCTAGTGGAACTAATCAATTTAAAGATAGAGTTTATGTTGGAGATGATGGAACTAACGTAATATCTGTTGGTGGACGTTACTATACGTCCATGATGGATCATGTTCCTGGAACGGTCGCTGGAGTAACAAATACTAGGAATACTGATGGTGGCATTGTTGTTATTCTTGATAACAATAGAAAAGTTGATCAGTGGAATGTTGATAATTTAAGATTAGACGGAAATACTTTCTCTTCTCAGAATACTGATGGAGATATTGTATTAGATCCAAATGGAATTGGTGAAATCAACATTGTTGACGACACCTATTTAAGTTTTGGTACTGATAAAGACGTAAAATTAAGGTACGACGAAGCTACAGATAATAGATTTGAAATAGAAGGTGCCGATTGGGCATTTGCTAATGGTGTTGCGATCAATATTGGTGACGTAACTGATTCAACAAACAAAGATAGTGGTGCTTTAGTTGTTGAAGGTGGTGTAGGCATTGAGAAAAATCTTAATGTTGGTGGAAATGCTACAGTTTCTGGTATTTCAACTTTTACCGGAAGTGTAACGATTGGTGATATAAAGGTTGAACAAAATATAATTTCAACTGTTCCTGGATCAAGTGGTGTTTTATACATCGATCCTTATCCCGATGGGTTAAGTAATGAAGGTACGGTTGTCATTAAAGGTGACCTTCAAGTTGATGGTACAACCACTTCTGTAAATTCTACTGTTGTATCAATCAATGATCCAATCATTGTTCTTGGTGATGTAACTAGTAAGAGAACAGTAATGGCACCAGTTTTAACTGGTGTTTCAACGATTACTCTTGATTCTGTTGCTGGCATTAACACTGGCGACCTCATTCAAGGAAGTGCTTCGTTACCTAATAGTGGTCTGACTACTATTACTGCTTTTAATAATACCACTAAAATTATTACGATTCAAGGTGCTACCACCGGTGGTATTAGTACAACTACACAATTAACAATCACTCACGCATTTGATACTAATACTGATCGTGGTGTTGCTTTTGATTATAATACTGGTGTAGGAACTGCCAATAATAAAACTGGATTCTTTGGTTATATTGATGGTAACAACGTTGGTAGTGCTGCCACAGCAAGATCATGGACATATATTCCAGATGCTGTTATCACTTCTCCTGGAATTGTAACAGGTACTAGAGGATATCTTGACATTAAAGGCATCTATTATCAGACTGGTGATTTCAATACTCACGGTGTTGTTTATTTCGATGCTGATGGATTACAGACTTCAACGAATAATCCATCATCACCAACTATTACATCAAAGCAAATATTAACTGCTATCACTGAAGTCAATTTGTCTTTTGGAAGTCCAGTTTCTGTAACACAAGGAGATTTAATCCTTCAAGAAACTAGTGGAGCTTATGGTGTAGTTAAAACAACAGTATCATCATCAACTATTACATTAGTTGGTGTTGAAGGAACATTTACTAATACTTTTAACCTACTAAAGAATGGTGTAAGTCTGTCGGCAATTCCAACTACAGTAACAACCATATATACAAATAAACCTACTTGGACTTCAACTCTGGATGGAGGAACATTCTGATTTATGACAAATCAAAATAATGAAGTTGATGTGAATGTTTTGATTAAATTATATAATCAAAGACTAGCGACATTAACAAACCAAAACGTTTTATTAGAAGCAAAGGTACAAACTTTATCTCAAGATTATTTGGAACTGCAAGAAAAGTACAATGAACTATTGCTTTCTAACCAATCAGAGGAACAGTAGAAATGGCGAAACCAGCAAGTAGACAACAACTCATTGATTACTGTTTAAGAAGGCTAGGTGCCCCTGTATTGGAGATTAACGTTGATGATGACCAAATAGACGATTTAGTAGATGACGCCCTACAGTACTTCCAGGAGCGTCATTTTGACGGTGTTGAAAGAATGTATTTGAAGTACCAACTAACACAGGCAGATCTGGATAGAGGTAGAGCAAAGGGTACTAATGGTGTCGGTATTGTAACCACCACTGCCACATCTACAAATATAAGTGGTTATGGAACGACCACATCAAGTTTCTATGAAACTTCTAATTTTATACAAGTTCCAGATTCTATTATTGGCGTAGAAAAAATATTTAAGTTTGATACCAGTTCAATTTCTGGTGGTATGTTTAGCATCAAATATCAATTATTTTTGAATGATCTGTACTATTTTAACTCAGTTGAACTTTTACAATATTCAATGGTAAAAACTTATCTAGAAGATATTGACTTTTTACTAACCACAGATAAACAGGTAAGATATAATAAAAGACAAGATAGATTGTACCTTGATATAGACTGGGGAGCACAGTCTCTTGGAACGTATCTAGTTTTAGATTGTTACAGGATTTTAGATCCAAATACGTATACTAATGTGTACAACGATAGTTTCTTAAAAAAATATCTGACTGCTTTAATCAAAAGGCAATGGGGTCAAAATCTAATTAAATTTAGAGGTGTTAGACTTCCAGGTGGAATTGAATTAAATGGAAGAGAAATATATGAAGATGCTGAAAGAGAGTTAGAAAGCATCAAACAAGTTATGTCCCTTGAGTATGAACTCCCTCCATACGACTTTATTGGATAATGGCACTTAACCCCTTTTTCTTACAAGGATCACCCAGCGAACAAAGACTTGTACAAGATCTAATCAACGAACAGTTGACGATCTATGGTGTAGAAGTCACGTATATACCAAGAAAGTTTGTGAGAAAGCAAACTATTATTGAAGAAATACAATCTTCAAGATTTGATGATAATTTTTTAATTGAAGCGTATGTTAATACTTATGAGGGGTATTCTGGTGCTGGAGATATTCTAACCAAATTTGGAATGAGCTTGAGAGATGAACTTGTTATAACAATATCTAAAGAAAGATTTGAAGATTTTATTGCTGCATTTCTGGCAGCAATGCCAGATGATGAAATTGAGTTAGCAGGTAGACCTCGTGAAGGAGATCTTGTTTATTTTCCTTTAGGTCAAAGACTTTTTGAAGTTAAATTTGTAGAGCATGAGCAACCTTTTTATCAACTAGGTAAGAACTATGTTTATGAATTAAAGTGTGAACTGTTTGAATATGAAGACGAAGTTCTTGATACTTCCATTGATGAGATAGATACAACAATTCAAGAAACTGGATTTATTACAACTCTTAATTTAATAGGGACTGGTAGAACTGCTACTGCTACAGCAAACCTTGGAGATGGATACATTAGTCAAATCTTTTTAAATAATGATGGCAGTGGATACGCAGGAACTCCTATTGTGTCCATTTCTACCGCACCTTTTGGTGGTACTAACGCTACTGCTGTAGCAATTACCACTAGTAAAGCAGGTGTTCACTCAATTGATAGGATTTTACTGACAAATGCTGGAATTGGTTATACTGTCCCCCCAACAATTACAATTAGTGGCGGTGGGGGAATAGGCGCTGCTGCAACTTGTTCAATTCAAACTGTAAACTATGGAGTAATTTCCATAGTTGTAAGTGATAATGGTGTAGGATATTCTACAGTTCCCTCTGTTACCATTTCTGGACCTGCAGGTGTAGGATCTACTGCTTCTGCCATTGCGGTCATTAATGGTGACACACAAGTTTCGGCGTTGAGGATATCCAATCCTGGAATTGGATATACTTTAGGAGACTCTGTATCTGTCACTATTGCTCCACCACCATTAATTACCGGTTTGGGAACATATAGATTTAATGAAATTGTAAGAGGACTAACCTCTGGCACAGAAGGAAGAGTTAAATCTTGGGATTCTGATACTAAAGTTCTTAAGGTATCTCTTGTTGGAATTGGAACTACGGTAAGTGGATTTATTCCTGGAGAAATTATTGTTGGAACATCATCTACAATTTCTGCGGCATCTACCTCTGACGGATACGCACTCTACACGGTCAAATCTTATGATCATAGAGACATATATGATAAATATGAACAAAACGACGAAATTGAAGAAGAAGCAGATACCTTCATAGATTTCTCACAGACAAATCCATTTGGAATTTACTAATGTTAGGAACTTATTTTTATCACGAAATCATTAGAAGGACTGTCATTTCTTTTGGCACAATTTTTAATGATATTCATATTCGCCATAGGAACTCTGACGATGGAGAAATAAGTGATATGAGAGTTCCTCTTGCATATGGACCAGTTCAAAAGTTTTTAGCAAGAATTGAGCAGCAACCAAATCTAAACAAAGCGACTCAAATATCTTTACCAAGAATGTCGTTTGAAATGAACTCAATTCAATATGATCCAACCAGAAAAGCAGGTGTAACTCAAACTTTCAAGGCTTCCGATGGCACTAAACTAAAAAAAGTTTATATGCCCGTCCCTTATAATATTGGATTTGAGTTAAACATACTAACTAAACTTAATGATGATTCTCTTCAGATTGTAGAGCAAATACTTCCATTTTTTCAACCATCTTTTAACTTAACTATTGATCTTATAGATTCAATTGGGGAGAAAAGAGACATTAGTGTTGTCCTAGATAGTATTTCTTTCCAAGATGATTATGAGGGTGATTTTTCAACCAGACGAGCGTTGATTTATACTTTACAATTTACTGCCAAAACCTATATGTTTGGTCCAATTGCTGATACTACAGATGGACTTATTCGTAAGGTTCAGGTTGATTACTACGCAGATACTAATAGAGAAACAGCAAAACGAGAATTAAGATATACTGCTACACCAAAAGCACTCAAAGACTATAATAATGATAATGTTTCTGTTTTAAGAGAACCTCTTACTAAAACTGAAACGAGAATATTAGTAAATACATCTTCAGGAATGTTGGCAGGAGACAGAATTATTATTAATAGTGAGATCATGAAGATTGTTGAAGTTGTTGATGGCACAACAATCACTGTGAAGAGAGGATATGATGGTAGTTCCGCTACAACTCACTTAGAAAATACATCAATTGATAAGTTGACTGCTGCTGATGATACTCTAGTTGATATTGATGATGACTTTGGATTTAACGAAAATCTATTCTCATTTACAGATTCAAGAGACTTTAGTCCATCTAGAAGTATAGATATTTAATGGATGAACCAAAACTATGTCAAATAAATTTGATAAGATTGATGAAGCACTCAATGTTGAAGGTAGCATTGTAGAGGTAGATAGTAATTATCAGTCTGCTCTAGACACTGTTAAAGAAACTAATAGTGACATAAAAAAAGACTATGAGTATACTCGTGCAAACTTATATTCATTGATTGAGAAGGGTCAAGAAGCAATCAATGGAATT